CCACTGAAGAGATTTCTCAGCAGATGACTTCTTTCACCACCCGCACCAAGTCTGATGCAATGTATGACATCAATCAGTATCTTGCCAATGGTGCGACTGTTATTGATTTCAATCTTGAAGAATACAAAGGTGATGACTATTCTCCCGTCTACTGCTGAAAAAAACAAGGAGTTTGTTGACTTTCTGTTTGGCAAACTCCTTTCTCATGTTGACACTGACATGATTGATTTACAGGATGATGATTCATGCTGTGATCATCTACACTTCGAACAACTCTCTCTTTTCTCATGAACGTGAATTTTTCTGGTGTATTTCTGACTGTTGAGGGACATGAATGTGTTTATACGATTTGTAGTGAAGGAGAACTTTTCTGTGCTCCAATACTTCAAGGAGGTGCGGTTGATTTTAATGAGTTTGATATAGTTGACTTTTGGGAATCTGATGTTGATGCAGAAGAACTAGAGAAGATTCAGAGCACATTGATTGATATGATGCAATGTGCCGGACTTTATTTCAAGCAACCACTGACAGTATGAAAATGAAAAGCATTTCAGTTGAACGTCTTGAGTATCTGATAGAGAGACTTGAGAATGCGGTTGAGGTATGTTATACCGCACCTGAGGATAAGGAAAAAGGTTATCCTTATGCCGCTGGTTATGCACGTTCTTGTTTGCAAGAGACTGCCGAACAACTCAAGGAACTGATCAACAACGAAACCGGAGATTTGTACTGATGACTGCTATCACACCGATGACGAATCCTACTCTGTGGTATTCATGGTATGAAATTGTAAAGGAGGATGCACCTGAAGTTCTGGATGAATTTCTAGAGAACACTGCTGCAAAGATGGAGTTACCGGTTGATTATTTGATGCAGGAGTTTTTGTGAAAGAGAAAGAGAAGTTAGTGATTGCCCAACAGCAAGTTTCAAATCTAATAAGTTTATTAGAAAATAATCCATATGAGCAATATTTAAATTTAAGACTTACATCAGTTTATTATGAACTCCAACGACAAATTTCTTTATATTCTTGATTATTGGGTACCATTTCCTGTATCAGAGTATGGTGGATTGATCACATTAATTGCGGAGAGTGATCAGGATGCATTTGATATTCTTTCAAATGAGGAGCAATTGGAAAGTGATTATGGACATTTAATGATGGAAAAGATTATCAATGCGACGAAGTTAAAGTTGGCGGAAGAACATGAATCTGGTATAATAGATGTATTCTGTACTTAATCAAATGGCACAAGGTTTTACGATTAAAGAAAATCAACCAAATCTTTATAAGATTGAAAAAGAATACACAACAGGATGGGTATTGATTCAAACAAACCTTACACAAGAACAATGTAAGAAGCAATATGATTCACTGATAAATGATGGTGTTTCACCACAACGAATTATGATTACTCGAATTTTATGATTGAATTTCCACATCAATCCCCAAAAGGTTATTCTTATGAGATTCAACAGTTCAAGCGTCATGTATATGCTATTTGGATTGTTAATCACGGGGAGTTTTCTTATACAGATACACCTCCTAAATCAATCTGGGGATTCTATTCATCAAAGAAGAAAGAGTATTATGCTCCCATCGATTCAAAGAAAGTTGGTGCCATAGTCAGAATTGAAGATACAACTCCTTATAGTGCAATGCAACTCAAACTCACACCATTAGAACAATGTATGTACCAGAAATAGATGATTATGTTATATGGAAACGGAAACACTTTATTGATGAAGGGTGGGTGTATTTCAAGTGTCCGCAATATATTACAATTGAAGTTGGAACAAAGGATAAGCCAGATGAATTAGTATCTAAACATAAGAAGACACATATACTTGTAGTTTGTCATTCACAATATTGGAAAGATCTTGAATATGTCAAGAACCGAAGAAATGAAGAAGATACTTAAGAACATCGATAGTGGTAACTTATTCCTTATACCAATAAAAACCTTTCCAACTATACTTACGGGGATTGTTTAATGATTTTCTTAAACCACTATCACTTCTATCTCCACCATGAATACGAACTGCTTCACTAATACTTTTATACGTGGGTGTTCTTAACCAGTTGATTTTATGGATACCATATACACTTGTATGACGTTTGGATGGTTCTAATCTCTTCCATAAGTAACCGTATGCTTTGTATCCATTATCTGCCGCACGAATAATATTACCACATTTCTTTCTATTATCAGTTAATTCTATTGCAGCTTCACTTGCACTCTCCCATATTCTTTCTTCTCCCGTTTCTATATTAACACTCATAAGTTGTGCTCTAAAATGTTTACCATTACCACGATTTTCTTCTAAATGAAATCCCCATTTATTATTAGATAGTGATTCTTTCATAGAAGAACTAATATTATCGTTATGTTCTTCAGTATTAATTTGTTTTGATTTTATATCTGATAGTTTATCTTTTGTTTCTTGACTAAGGATAGGTCTATTACCACCTGATGTAGCATTATATCCTTCTGCACTTTCAAAGGTATTATATTCTTTAATAAAATATTGTTCTCTTTCATCTAACTTATTCACATCACATTCTTCTAATTCTCTTATCATAAAGTTGTGATTTCCGTGCTTTCTCATAGCACGATGTAATGGATATGGACTCATGCGTCTAGATTCATCAATATGTTGTTTCCATCTGTTATTCACGGTTTGAGTTGTCTGTCCGACGTATTTGTGTCCATTGACCTTATTGATGATGAGATATATTGTTCCTATTGCCATGTTATGATTGTATGCTTGACTTTATTTATAGAATGCTTCCCTTTTTTGATTGCATACAATGCAGTAGATTAATATAAAATTAAATATAAATAAACCTTCTTTAATGATAATCAATAGCAATAATTATTGAGAATTAAATCTTCTAGTAACCTCACAGTAACCTTCTGATAAACCTCCCAGTAACCTTCTAGGACTTGTGGACTAAGCAAGTTAGCACACAAGACCGCAGTTGTCAACCCCACAGGGACGGGAAAAATCTGAGAACCCACACATAAAAATCACAGAACTTATAAATAATGCTTATGAGACCCGCTTGACGGACGGTGGGTGATCGGTTATAATAACACAGTACGAGATTCACCTACGAGACTTATGTACTACAACGACTACGAGTTTTCATACGAGAACAACAACGAGTTATATGCATACGATCTCGACGAGATGTGTGAGTACATGATGCGAGATAATACACAATATAACATACAAGAAGCATACGAGATTGATGACGAGTATGCACGAGATTCATGTGATTACAACGAGATGGCGTACAGACATTATGCATAATCATGTACGAGATATGTGTGCGTTGCGAGATACACATGCACACATAGTATCATATATGCTATAATACACACACAACGCACGAGATTCTCATGTATACACAGGCACGCAAACGCATGGTAAGTGTAACACTTGACATTGAGTGTTATGATGACCTGGACCTGAAAAGTATCGACTGGAGTGATACTTTAGGTCTGGAAGGAGACGAGAAGGTATATATTACCATTGAGGAGTGTAAAGATATCTTTTAGTCTTCCACTTCCCCGACTGGCACACGAGGGCATTATAGACCCTTATAAGACCCATAGAGAGTGCTTATGAGTGTGACAGTCGGGGAAGTGGTTGTAAAGTATTGACTTTGGGGTTGATGTGTCCTATGTTGGTTTCGTGGTCAGGAAAGTAATATTTTTCTGATCACAAGTTCTTTACATTTTTCGTGAAAATGTTTGCACAAACTCTCAACTTCGTCGATGATGTGATGGAGTATGACTATCAAGAACTCATCAACAATTTTCTGGTGATTGGAGCACTTTGTGCCGTGATTGTTGCTGCAATGTATCAGCAACTGCGCAAGGTTAAATTCTCCACACCGTATCAAATTTCAGATTGGGTTTATCTTGGTTTAAATCTTCGTGCCGATTGTGATGATGCCGTTGGAGATGAGCGTTTCGGTGTGAGCATCAATCGTTACTATTTCGGTGTTTATGGTAACACCGCACAATGGGGCAAACTTGATGAGAATGGTTGCCTCTGATTAACAACAATATGTGCCAATAGTTTTAGTGGCACAGTAAATGAGCACAGTGCTCAAAATCGTGTATTGTAGTTAAGTCGTCAGG